TTGGTTATGAATTCTGCTGCTTGACCTTCATTCTCTGGGTTAATCCAAGGCAGAAGAGCCACGCATCCTGCTGAGGTTTGAATTTCAGTTGGCTCTGAATAGATTTGCCAGTTTTGATATATGGCTACCAACTCATTTAATGAATTAACATTGTTATTATTGCGGTGATAGGTATCATGATTACCACATATAGCAATGCACTTAATTCCCATGTCTTTGAGCGGTTCAAAAAATCTAGTTCTGACTTGATGAAGTGTCTTAAAGTTTATATACTTTCTACGGTCAAAAACATCCCCCAAATGGAAGATGGTTTTGATATTGTTTTCCTTGAGATAAGGAAACAATTGTTCTTCGAAGAATGATAAAAAGTATTCAAGTACGATAGGAGAATCGGCCTTATAGCCAAAATGGGTATCGTTAAGAATTACTGCTTTCATATATCTAATTTGGTTTTTTTGTTATTTTTTCTTTTCTTTTTTCTTGGTTTTGGTGAACACATTATGTCAAACCGTTCCATATCGGAATCAGTCAAACCAAAAAAGTCTTTTCTTCCTATATCAACACCAGCATATACTTCATTAAACCAATGTTGGAAGTCTTTGTTATTTTGTTGTTCTGCAAATTTATATTGAACATACTTTTCTTTTTTCTCTTTGTTTATAATACGAACAAAAGAAAACCAGCATATTTGGGTTAGGTAACCAAATGGGCTGGTGGAAAGCTTGGGATCAAAATTGTCAATGTATGTTACGCAATTTAATACCGCATCTGAAACCATTTCTTCTCTGTATGAGTAGTTTGCAAAATTTGGTCTAAACGATAATCGGGTTGCTATTTTAAGTATAGCGTCACCAATATAATCTGGTAATTTTGGTTTTTTCCTACCAGAATTTTCTGCGTCTTTGCACTTTTTTTTGTATTCAACCAAAGAATTATATAGTTCTTGATTATCTACATAATCAGCATCAGATGGTTTTGATTTTTTTTTCTTTGGCTTTTTCACTTTATTATTATACTTTATACAATTGTAAAATCAAGTTTTTTATTCTGTAATACAGAAATCCAATGATCTACCATTTCATCCATCATAGAATAAAATGAAATTTCTGGTGCCCAATTAAGTTCTGTTTTTGCTTTTGTAGCATCACCTTTTAAATAATGCAATTCTTCGGGTCTGCAATATTTTTCATCTGTTATAATATACTTTTTAGGATCTAAATTAAGTCTATTAAAAACGTAATTTACCATTTCACAAACAGACCTGGTTTCTCCTGTTGCGATTACATAGCTATCGGGAGATGGTCGTTGAAGCATTAACCACATTGCCTTTACATAATCTTTGGCATGCCCCCAATCACGTTGTGATCCAAGATTCCCTAAAACCAACTTATTAGATAATCCTAATTTAATTTTAGCTGCTTCTAAAGCTGTTTTGTTTGTGACAAAGTTAATGCCGCGTCTTGGAGATTCGTGGTTAAATAAAATTCCAGAACAAGCAAAAATACCATATGCTTGGCTGTAATTTCTGCATAAAGTATGGGCATATAATTTTGAACATCCATATGGGCTAACTGGAATCATGGGAGTTGTTTCTCTTTGATATCCGTCAGCATCTTTAGCATTACCAAACATTTCTGAAGTTGCGGCGTGGTATACCTTTGATTCTGGAGAAAATCGTCTGACTGCCTCAAGAACAGAAAGAGTACCACCGCCATTGACCTCAAGTGTATAGTGTGGTAAATCAAACGATATCTGAACGTGAGATTGTGCTGCCAAATGATAAATTTCTTCTGGCTGCAATCTCTGGATTACAGATTCAATACTAATTGGATCTGTTAAATCTGCGTAATGCAATTTAATTAAATTTTTATCATGAAGATATTGTATTCTGGTTGTTTGTGATTCTGGTACGGAATTTCTACGAATTGTACCATGAACTTCATATTTTTTATCTAGCAGAAACTCCGCAAGATATGATGCGTCTTGACCGTTTGCACCGATAATTAATGCTTTTTTCATATAAAACCTTTATTAATTTCTATCATATGTTTCTTTATTATCCATATACCATTTAATGGTGCGAGAAATTCCTTCGCTCAAATTAATTTTTGCTGACCATCCCAAACTCTTTAACCTATCATTACTAAGTTTTCTTAGAGGTGTTCCATTTGGTTTAGTAGTGTCCCATACGATTTCACCAGTATAACCTATCTTTTCTTTGATGGTTTCTGCCAATTCTTTTATTGTTACATCCATTCCAGTACCAACATTGATAATATCAGAGCCATCATAATTGTTCATTAGATAAACAGATGCGTCAGCCATATCGTCAGAACAAATAAATTCTCTTGTTGGTGTACCATCACCAAAACACTCTACTGTTGGATGATTGTTTTCTTTTGCATTAATAAATTTTCTAATCAACGCTGGAATTACGTGACATTTTTGAATATTAAAATTATCATTAATTCCGTATGCATTTGCGGGCATCAATGAAATGCAATTGAAACCGTATTGTTGTTTATAATATTGACACATTTTTAAACCAACAATTTTTGCCAATGCATATCCTGCATTTGTTTCTTCTAACTCACCAGTTAAAAGATATTCTTCTTTAATAGGCTGTGGTGTAATTTTTGGATAGATACACGCTGAACCCAAAAACAAAAGTTTTTTGGTGCCAGATAAACTTGCACTATGAATTACATTATTTTGAATTTGCAAATTATCATAAGTAAATTCTGCTGGACACTCTTTGTTCCAACCTATTCCACCTACTTTTGCGGCACAAAGAAATACATATTCTGGTTTTTCTTTTTGGAAAAAATGCCAAACGGCTAGTTGATCTCTGAGATCCATTTCTTGTCTGGTTCTTTTGATTATGTTAGTATATCCTTGTTCTTCAAGCTTTCTGACAATAGCAGAGCCAATTAAACCTCTATGGCCAGCTACAAATATTTTTGCATTTTTATTCATTGGTATCCTTATTAATTGTTTCGTTTACTATATTTGAAATATAAACAATATCCTCTTCTGTCATGTCTGGATTGTTTGGCAAGTACAAGCCATAATCATGTACAACGTCTGAGAATGGATATTGTTTTAAACCATATTGCTTGTAAAAAAATGGTTGTCTTGACATGCTTCCACAAATAAGTGGTCTGCATTCAATGTTGTTGTTTTGTAAATTTTGAGCAATTTTATTTTTATTGGGATGGATTATTGGATATGCAAAATTGCTAACAAATCCTTCATATTTTAACTTCCAATAATTATTTTTAATTAATGAGTCGTAAAGTACAAGATTGTTGTATCTTTTTTGATTTTTTGTATTTAAAGTTTTTAACTGGTTTATGCCAAGAAAAGCTTGTACATCTGTTGCTCTTAAATTAAATCCTGGATAATAAAAAGTATAAAAATTTCTAAAATTGTCTATGTTGTTTTCTTTTTGAAGTTTTTCTTTTGTTTCAACTGATAAGTCTCTACTCCATCCGTGCGACCTAATTGATTTTAATATCTCATACAATTCAAAATCATTCGTACAGACAAAACCACCTTCTATAGTTGAAAAGTGATGGCCAAAATAAGTTGAAAACGAAGACATAATACCAAACGTTCCTGTTTGTTTACTATTATACAACGTTCCAACGCTTTCACATGAATCTTCTAACAAAATTACGTCATACTTTTTGCATATATCTAAAATTTCATTTAACTTATTTGGCACACCCAATACATGTACCAACATTACACATGCTGGATTGTGTTCTTTACAAAGTTTTTCAAAATACTCAACATCTAATCCTAATCCATCTTTGTCTGTATCACACAAAATTGGTTCCATACCAAATTGGATTGCGGGGCTTACAGTGGTGACCCATGATACACAGGGAAGAATAATTTTATTATTCTTCAATCTGTTGGCAACTTTAAGTGCATAAAGCATTGCTAAATTTGCTGAAGAACCTGAATTTACAAATACAGAGTACTTTACTCCCAACCAGTCTGACCACAACTGTTCAAATTCTTCTGTTAACTTACCTTTAGTAAGTTGTGGGTACGTTTTTAACCAGTCACACAGCTGATCAATTTCTTGATGTGTGATTGTGTCTTTTACTAATTTAATTGGTTTGCTTAACATGTTATTTTAAAATATATTTTTGCCATTGTATGGTTTTATCAAGACCATCTTCAAAATTAGTAAAATTTTTTTTATTAAATTCTATCATATATTTTTCAATATTTAAATTTACTAATGATGGGTTTCCTGATAAACTAAATTTATCATCTGCAGGAATTATTAATTCACAATTTAGTTTATTGGCAACTTTTTCAGCCAATTCTTTAATTGTGATTCTAGACATTCCCGCTATATTATACACAGTTTTTTTGCCAAGTAAAGAAATATTCCATAACATTTCTGCTATGTCAGCAGCATAACAATAAGTTCTAATAGAAGATCCACTGTCTAACAGTTCTATTTTGTTTTCTTTTATCGCTTTGTCGATTATGTTCTGCATAACTCTGGTGTCGTTTGCTCTGGCTCCGGGACCATAAGCTAGGCTTATGCGCGCTATCTTGACCGAATACCCACGTTCAGCAAAAGAGTGACATATAGTCTCCCCACAGCGTTTACTTTCGATGTAGCAGGCTCTTGGGTGCTCTGGTGTAGTAGTACCTATTTCTTGCTCAAAAATATTTTCTTTAATCAATCCACTATAAATTTCACTGGTGCTGCAAAAAACAAATGTACCTTTGTCTTTTAATAATTTAAACAAATCAATAATAGCTGAAGTATTTAATTGTATTGTATTTACTTTGTTTCCGATAAATTTTTGTGGTTGGGCGTAGCCAGCCGAATGGATTATCAAATCAAAGTGTTTATTAAAATTTGTTTCAATATCTTGATTAATATTTGTCAAATCACCAACAAGTAACTCACAGTTATTGAAGATTGGGCTAATCTTTGGGTCAATTGGACCAGTAACCCAACAAAAAATTTTAATATTATAATCTAGTTGTGCCGTTTTTAATATTGATAAAATGTGCAAACCTATTAATCCAGTAGCACCAGTTATTAAAACTTTTTTATCTTTTAATAAAGAAAAATTTATGTTTATGTTTTGGTAACTTAATTTTCCATCATTATAAATTATATCAAGCACTTCAATATTCTTTCTTTTAAAGATTTTTCATCTAAGTTTAAATAATAATCATGATCCTCTTTTTTACCATAGTTGGTTAAAAATTTATGTGGAATACCAATATTAAAAAGCTTATATGATTTGCTTTCTAAACTTTTTGTTATTAAAATATTGGCACTACCTTCATAAAACGGTTCACATACTATTATTGTTTCACTAAAATTATTTAGAAGTAGTTTATGATCAAATGGTTTTATAGTATTGTAATATAATACAGTAACGTCTACATCTTCAACTGCCTTTAAAATATTTTTTAACATATTTCCAAAACAAACAATTGTTGCTTTAGATCCTTTTTTTATTAGCTTTGCTTTCCCAAATTCCGTAATATTGTCCAAATCATTTTCGTATTCGCTTAATCTAAAATACGTTGGATTTCCATTGTTATAAGACTGTGTAATCAAACTATCAAACTCTTTTGATGTTCCCGGACAAACAATTTCCATGTTTGGAATGGACATTAAACACATAATATCTCCGGGGCAGTGATGTGTGCAACCAAGAGATGCGTAATCATACGATGCACCTACACTTATAAAATTACCATTTAAACATTGATAACCAAAGTCTACTTTTAATTGTTCAAGACTTCTTTCAACCAAAAATGGTGCAATCGTGTGAACAAAGGGTATCAGTCCAGTTTTAGCCAAGCCAGCTGCCGTTCCTATAGTAGATTGCTCTAGAATTCCTATATTGTAAACCCTGTCTGGCAAGTTAGTCAGCTCATTCTTGAAACCAAATACTCCAATATCTCCTAAAAGAAGACAGGTCTTATTATTTGAATAAAGTATATTCTGTAAAGTCTTTGTAAACTGTTTTCTCATCTTAATTCTTCAATAAACAATTTTAATTCTTCGTCATTTGGTGCTTTGTGGTGCCACTCTGGATTATTTTCCATAACCTTAATACCTTTTCCTTTTATTGTATTAGCCAAAATAAAAAGTGGTTTATTTGTGACGCTAAGTGCAGATTTTATTTGTGCTTCACTATGACCATCTATTTCGACACAATCCCAGCCAAAAGCTTTAAATTTTTCATAAACAGAATCAATACGTATTGCTCTATCTCCAGAGTGATTATAATCCATAATACAAACAAGATTGTTTAGTTTGTGATGTGATGCCAACATCGCGGCTTCCCATACAGATCCCTCATTTGATTCGCCGTCACCAATTAACACATAAACATTGCCTTCTACCTTTTGTATTTTATTTCCAAGAGCCATACCAACCGCTATTGGTAAACCATGCCCCAAAGATCCAGTAGATGTTTCTACATGTTTTACTTTATTGCAGGGGTGTCCTCCAAATTCAGAATTAAAATCACAAAATGTGTTTAAGTCACTTTCAAGTAATCCAAAATATTCTAATACAACAAAAAGTCCAAGGGAAGCGTGTCCCTTGGACAAAACAAATTTATTGTTTTTATTGATATAGTCTTTGTACAACACTAACAAAATATCTAAAATTGAAAGAGAACTTCCTATATGCCCTTCTTTCTTTTTATTTGCTAATGTTAAAATTTTAACAATAAGATCTTTTTTCATTACTCAACACTTTTATAAATTTTTACACTGTCTTCTTGTAGAGATCTTTCACCTTTGATGGCCGAATCTATCATTTTATTTATAGCTTGAACATACATGGGTCGCTTTTGCTTAAAACAAATGTCTACTTTTCTTTTGATGTCAGCCAGTTCTGCGTCAGTTTTGGCTACTCCTGCCATATCTTCTAAAAACCAAGTTCTAATATGAAGAATGACAAGTTTTTCAATTACCTCTCCCAAATTATCAGATACTGCTAAATCAACTGGTAATTTTGGAAGACCGGTTTTTGGGTTTAAAATTTCATTGACTTTATTTTTAATAATCAATTCTAAATTTAATGCAACGTCAATATTCATTTTAATTGCTTTCTATTTCTTTTGAAATAATACTATAAATTGTGTTGTTGTCAAACATATTCGTCCAAAGTTGTTTTGCTTGCTCTGTGGGCAATTGTTCTGGTAAAGCCCATAGGCCATCAGTTCTATATTTTGTAATAGCCAAAAACTTTTTATTTTTGTCAAATAAATTATCTTTATTATGAGCAAAACAAAATGGACCACTCCCGCGACCAATAATAAAATTAACCTTAGTGCTTAAGTAACCAATTTCATTTAAATCCCCACCATCGGTTTTAATAAAATCAGATGTGTAAAATACATTTGGTTGGTATATTTTATTCTTAATATCTGTCATAATAAAACAAACGTCAGTATACTTAATAGATAAATTTTTAACAATAAGATTAAAATCAATAAAAGATGATTGGCCGGATAACACTTCTCCGTTTGCTATTAAAATGTATTTTTTAAATACATTTTTTGATATAAATTCATCTACAAAGCTGGTGTCATACTTAGACCAATTTACATCTGGAACGTAAAAATCTGGTGACTTTAATTCCAAATTTAAATTAAAATATATTTCTTTAAATTTATTATAATTTGCTGTTAAAGAACAACCAACTTCATTTTGAATAAATTTTGCTCTGGAAGAACCAACCCACGTATTGACAAATAAACATTTTGTTGATTCGTCGTATAAAATTTCCATATCATTAAATTGAAAGATATTAAAATTATTAAAAGATAAATTTAATATGTCTTTTAATAATTTTGCGGAACAATTAAATTTATATTCTGCTTGAATTGGCATTTGAGACATAATATCTTTTACAAAATTTCTAGAATAGTGTATATCACCATTATGTCCATTGCTATAAAAAATTAATCCACGTACTTCCTGCATGTGACCTCAATTTTTTTGTAAAACCCAACAATCACCGGGCTGATCGTAAAATACATTTTCAAATTTTTCTAATACTGCCTTTTGTACTTCAGGATAATGAAAATCGTGACCTGCAATCATGCCGCCTACTTTTACTTTTGGATACCAGTGTTCTATGTCTTCCTTTACGCATTCGTATAAATGGCATGCATCAATAAATACAAAATCTAAACTGTTGTCCTCATACATCTTTGATGCCTCTACTGAAGTTGCTCTAACAGGATTTATTATATGTTTTACGGTTTCCGTATTTTTTAAAAATGTTTCATATAACAAATTGTTTTGAACAGCTGGATCATTTTGGTGATAATCTTCATTACCGGATCCCTTCCATGTATCTACGCAATCAAAGTGTATATTTTTCCCTGAGTTATGTATTTCTACCGCCATAAAAGCAGCACTTCTACCTTTCCACGAACCAACTTCTACAAATTTAGATCCAGAGTCAAACCTTTCAACCATAAATTTGTATAAATTTGTATAAGGAAACCAATCTTCTCCGATAGTTTTATAAAAATGTTCTATTTTATTCATAAATTACCTAAACTGTATATGAGTATCTATCTGTTCGCAATCCATGTTTGGACTTAAAAACCTTACGTAATTCGGTATATTGCTACTAGTAAAAATCATTTTGTCACACCTAGAAAGAGCAATTCCTTCTTTAAAAATATCTAATGCTAGCTTGTCTTTGTCTTCATAATTACAAAATGGAATAGTTACGTCATTATTGCTTCTTGTTATATTCTCATTTGTAAATAACATATTACCATACTTGTTTTTAAATGCATCTACAATTTTATATTCGTCAGTAGCTAAAAATATATTTTCATATTTTCCGGTTTTTAAATTGGCATCTATTTTTTCAAAATAGTATTCATCCGGCAATATATCTCCGTGAATAGCGTGGTCAGTTCTTCTTACGTGGACACCCAATGTTTTTGGTTTATTTGGTACTGTATTGAAGAGTTCTTGATATATTGGATTTGAAAAATAATGATAATATTGCAATATATTGTGTATTCTTACAACTTTTTCTTGTGGTACGACTGGAGCATAAAAATGGTGGCTTAATTCAAAAACATTAATAACTTTTGACCAAGGAGATGTGCCGCTTGGTTGGGTTTGTTTAAAAATAAACTTATCAAATAAATTGTCATGTGGATTATTTTGATAAGTGGCGCTGTTCCAAATAAAATAAAAATTGTTTATTTGATTATCATAAAGATAACTTAGACTCGCTGCGATTAAATTGAAGCAGGACATCAAACCACCAGTTCTTTTTTCTATCAGAAGATAAGACATATTACTCCCTTACTTGCAATACCATTTGGTTAAATTGTTTAAAAATTTTAAATGCCCCGGAATGTGTATAAGAAGTTTCATAAGTTTCAGCATCTAACCCAAAACACTTTTCAACATCTACGGGGGCATGAATACTCATTATTCCATTTTGGCACAATTTGGTGATCATACAGTCATTAGGACCAACGTAACCGTTGGCTTCAATGTAAGAACACAGTTTATTTGCTCCAGATTTAGTAATTAAGTATGCTGCCAAACCTTCGCACAAAATAGGTAACTGTGTTTTGTATTCTACAAGTTTATTACTTATTTTTACAAATGGTTCTCGGTACAAATTTATTTTTGGTTGGTTGTGTGCAGTTACATTTTGTAAATTTAAAAAATCAATATTAGAATAGTCAAAAGAATTTAAAAAAAGCAAATCAGATTGTGGGTTTGCGTCATCTTCGCATATAATAACTATTTCGTTATTTGAGTTTAAAAACTCTTTCCATAATTTATAATGTGCTATGTAGGCTGCTATTTCACCAAAACGAATCCAGTTTCTATTCGTATTTTGTAAAAGCAAATTTTCATTTATTTCCAATTTTATATTATCACATACAACAAAATGTTTTCCATTTTCTTCTATAAAAAAACATTCATTTAATTTTATTCCACTTTTAAAATCAAAACCAATATTGTGGTTGTTAAAATTATTTTTTATTTTACTTTGTCTTTCCGTTGCTTCCGGTAAGGTGATAACTTGTACATTCATATTGAAATAGTTTTCTTTATTAATCTTTTAATTTCTTCATATTTTTCATTAATATCGTAATGAAAAATAGGACTTTTATAAATCAATTCATATAAACTTGGGTCATTGTCTACACGTTTAACATATTCTAACACATCATTTATTGAGTTAAAATTATTTACATAGATAAAGCTATTTGGATTAAAATCCTTTAAGACATGATCGCTACCCCAATATATTGGGATGCATCCAGAAGTTTTTGCTTGTAGTATTTTTTCTGTGACATAACCAAGTTTATTTGTATTTTCATACGCCATACAAAATTTGTATGGAGCAATTACAAAATATTTTTTAAGTTGATCTCTCTGTTGATCTCCGTTTCCAAATGGCAATCCAAACCCATCGGTCTTTTTGTATTGATTAAATTTTTGCCAAAATTCCATTCTATTTGCATGTACTGCAGAAAATGGAGTCACACAAAATTCAGTTTTTGGATGATTAAACCACTGATTGTTTGTTAAGGTATCTATATTAACTGGTAAAGCTGGGCATTGTTCGCTTGTTAAATTGTATTTGTTGATGTAGAGCATCCACAAAGGAATTCTAATATTTCCATTTGGCAAATCTGTTGGATCAAATGTAAAATGATAATCTGCAATGTCATAGAACGGGTTTTTTGGCTCCGCTATATGCGATATCAATTTGGTTTTTGATCTATCTAACCCCGGAGGAATTAAATTTTCACCAATTAAACATAAATTAGATTCATACGGATTTGTTGTATATGAAAAATCATTTCCATAAATGTCTTGGAACAATGATTTAAAAAAGTTATCTTCGTAATTAAAGTTTGGCCAAAAACCGTATATTGATAATTTAATCATTCATCACACTCTTGTAAATACAATCATCAGCAGTAGTAAGACTATTTACTCTTTCGTAATTTTCTTTTACATATGGCAAACATTCTTTATATAGTTCTGGTGTAAGAAAATCAAAAGTTTCCATATCATCTATAAAAATTATACCTTTACTATTAAAATCTTCACCAATGCTTTTGTCACCATAATATATAGGCACCGTTCCAGTGGCAAAACAGTCTGTTATTTTTTCTGTATAATATTTTGGATATATGCTATTTTCTACAACTATAGAAAACATGTAATCCTTCAATCCATCTAACTTGTTGGGTATAAATTTATAATCTCTACCGTAAATGTGGTCTGCAAATCTAGAATCATTTTTTAATTTTTCAAACAATTCCATTCTTTTAATGTGCCCAGAAGTAAATTGTTTAAAGCTGGTTATGTATGAACATAATTTTGTTTTTTCATATATGCTTGCTTTATCTACCCATGGCATATTAGATGCAGGTGGATTGTATATAAAAAACTTTGGATCAATTTTTATAATTCTTTGATCATTTGTAAAAATATTTTTATATCTTAACTTCAATACATCTTTATTTGATGTCACTCCCATTATAAGGGAGGATATAATTTCCGAAGACTCACCCAACCAACCATATTTGGGTCCGGTATATCCATCATTCATATATCTAAAAATTGCATCGTCAAAATAAATTACGGGAGCATTGTTTGTTGGATATGTATTAAAAATCCAAGAAAATAATTTTGGTGGACTTTTCAAACATGAGTGATTATTAAAAGCACTGGTAAAAATATTTAATGTATTCATATGACAATCCAATTTTTACAATAAAGGTCAGACCACTTGTGAATGTCGAGTTCATCTCCAAACCATTTTGCTGGAGCAATTACTTGATTGGTATTTGAAAGCCAAGCTCCCCACCAACTAAATGTACTATTGGCTATAATATGATAATTACACATACTCATTAAACACATGTCCATTTTTTCATTTAAATTTTGATTTAAATTTTTATTACGACTATTTGTTTTTAAGCTGTGATGTACTTCATATGGAGTATCACTAAAAATAATATACGGAATATCTTGTGGTAATAAACTTAAAGCACGTAAATAATACTGTTCATCGCAGATTGGGTGTTTACCTTTTAATAATTTAAAATCACCGATGCGCACATGAATGGCAATTAATGGATCGCTAATTTGGTTTCTTTTATATAAAGATTCTTCATATATTTCATCTTTAAAAGTAAATTCTTTTTTAATATCTTCTTTGTAATCTGTAAAATACTTTTCACTTTGAAAATATCCTCGTATTTCAGTATTATCTTTTACATTAAATACAGAATCATTATATTCCCAACAAGGGGGCTCATACAAATATTGAGGCATATAATAAGAACAATCTTTTGCACTTAAATTTTTAAAATATTCAGGCAAAACAAAATTAAAATATGGATTTTCGTGTTTATTTTTATATGGAACACCAAATTCATAATTATTTCTTTTTGCTACTGAATATAAACAAGCATATTGAAATAATTGATTGCCAGCTCTTCCATGTACACCTAGTGTTTTAAATGTAATCATAATACTAAATTATTTTTCACTTTAAGAGGTTGATCAGTAAGGCGTTGCCATTTATTAGAACTTTCCCTATCATCCGATTGATATATCATAGGACTATTTGGTGTTAATACCATATATTCTTTTTGAATACCTGCAGTACCCACATCCCACGGTTTATTTAAATCATATAAACAAAATTTACCAATTTCAGACATAGCTTGCCTATATTTGGGTGTAATGTACAAAATGGCATGTGCAGCTAAAATACCATTTATTCTTAAATAATTTTCATTGTACATTGCAGTTTGATAGTAAATATTGCCGTGTGAAATACCAAGATAGATTCCATCAGCATCATCTGGTACTTCAATTACTGGATTAAAATTATCATAAAATTCAACATCATCTTCTAAAATCAACAATGGTGTTGAATAATTTGTATCATCCAAAATGTCAATATGAGATTGTCCACACCCCCTAAAATGTGCTATCGATTTATCTGTATTTGGAGGTGGTGGAATTATTAAACCTGGTTTTCTATGTGTATTTTTAAAACCAAATTTGTGAAAACGTTCTTGCATAGTTTCAGCATTCTTTTTTGCTGAGTCTAGATTTATCCAGACAACCGAAATTTCACGCAAATCAATAATCATTTTAGTCCTTTCAACTATTATAAATTACCTTTAAGAAAAGTCAAGATTATTTATTTGACTTTATTCTAGAGTACTATAAAATAAATCATAAAAGATGAATCTAGAGAACCTTAAAGAACTTATTACTAAAGACTCTCAAATAGACTCTACTGAGTTAGGTATAGAGTCTCTTAAGATACCTCAAATACACTCTAAGTATCTAACCATACTTGCAGATGTCAAATTACTTTTGGCAAAATATCAAAATGATTTGGCCGTATTAAAATTGCGTAAATGGAAAATTTACACAGGAAAAGCTTCTAAAGAAGAACTTGAATTGTGGAAAGAAGAACCATCAGAACTTACTTTGTTAAAAAGCGATGTAGAACAGTTTGTTGAAGCTGATGCAAAAGTTATAGAATTGAAATCTAAAATATCAGTTGCAGAAGTAAAATTAAAAATGGTTGAAGAATTTATACGTTCAATCAATAATAGAAATTTTATGATCAAGTCTGCTATTGAGTGGCATAAACTTATGAATGGCGTAGCATAAATATTATGTGGATATTGAAGTTGAATCTATTGATGAAGTTCGCTACTACATCAAAACCGAACAAGCGATAAAAAAAGAATTGCGGGATTATTTTTCATTTATGGTCCCCGGTGCCGAATATATGCCTATGTTTAAACGCAGGCTATGGGATGGGAAAATTAGATTGTATGATATTCTTTCTTCTACATTACCAAGAGGATTAAAAACTTATTTAAAAAAGTTTGCCGAAGAAAGAAAATACTTCTTAAATATTAAAGAAACAAAAAATAAAGTATGCATTACAGAAGAACAATTTTTAAAGTATTACGATTCTTTAAAAGTATCTGTTCGAAAGCAACCAGTAAAAATGCATGCACACCAACAAGAAGCAATTCTACATGCATTAAACAACCACAGGGGGGTGGTGATTTCTCCAACTGGTTCAGGCAAAAGTTTAATCATATACGTCTTGGTCAGGTTTCTGCAATCCGTAATAGGTATAGATCGTAAAATTTTAGTATTAGTTCCTACAGTTGGTTTAGTAAGCCAAATGGAATCTGATTTTTTTGATTACTCAACTCAAGATAAATCTTGGTCGTGTAAAAAATATATTCACAAAATATCAGCAGGACAGGATAAAGATACTAATAAACAAATTGTAATATCCACGTGGCAGTCGATATATAAACTACCAAAAACTTGGTTTGATCAATTTGATGCTATCTTTTTTGATGAATGTCATCAAGCCAAAGCAGAATCTATCAACTTTATTGGTCAGAAACTTTCCAAAGCTTGGTTTAGAATAGGAACCACAGGAACTTTACAGCAAACACAAGCACATAGATTGAGTATTGAAGGTATATTGGGTCCAGCAGTACAATTTATTCATACTAAAAATTTAATGAATAAAGGCTTGCTTGCTAAACTGGGTATAGATTGTATAATTCTTAAATATACAGAGGAAGAAAAAGAACTTCTTAAAAAACAAAAATATTCCGATGAAATAAAATGGGTGGCAAAAAATGAAAAAAGAAATCAATTCATTAAAGAACTTGCCCTCCGAACAAAAGGAAACACGCTCGTACTCTTTAATTACGTTGAGGACCATGGCAAGCCACTCCACGCTCTCATACAAGCAGCGGGAAGCAATAGACAGGTATATTTTATATCTGGAAAAACAGAAGCTGAGACAAGAGAACACATCCGCAGGGTTGTGGACCGAGAAAAAAATGCAATATTGGTTGCGTCTTTCGGCACTACTTCTGCTGGTATCAACATTGTCAATCTTGATAATATTATTTTTGCCTCTCCTACAAAATCTGTTATAAGACTTTTGCAAAGTATTGGACGTGGGTTGCGTGTTTCAGAGAAAAAGAAAACATTAAAAGTTTATGATATTGTTGATGATTTAATTTATAAATCTCACAAGAATCACGTATACAGACATTTTGAAGAGCGTTTAAAAATATACAAAAAAGAAAAATTTGATTATAAAATATATTCAATGTCATTTATTGATTTGTTAAAAGATAAATAATAAGGAAGGGAGGACATACATATGTCCGAATCACTTCCTGAGAATTCATTCTCGGGCGTTTTAAGAGTTGTGAAGCTGTTGACCGGCGAAGAAATTGTTGGTCTCGCTAATGAAGAAACGCCTGGAAAAATTACAATAAAATTACCAGCAAAATTAGAAAGTTATTTTGAGAAAGATCAAAATGATGTTGTTGTAGAATATGTTCGTCTAACAAATTATGCTGGAAATCTTAAAGGGTTTGAAGTTACTATTTCTGAATCAGCTATTATTTTTATTGGTCATCCTTCTTTAGAATTAGAAAAAATGTATGAAATATATTTTATGACCATGCAAAAGGATCCTAAATCTATTACCTCAAGCTTGCCGGAAGGCACAGCTAATGTAGAATCTGGTTTACAACTTTTAAATGATTTATTTACAAATGAAGATTTTGTAAATTTTGTAAATGATTTAATGGATACTTATGAAGGTGTTGAAATTTTAGCAGATTTTGGTGACGAAGATGATGACATAGAACCAGAGCCAGAAGCCTCTGTAAGCCCTCCGGTAGAAGAAGAACCCGAAGCTAAACCCAAGAAGAAGAAACGCCGTACAATCAAACCAGAGGGCAATAAAATGCCATATAAACCTGATAAGCCAGTTACGGATCCACAAAGCTGGTCAGACGATCCTAAAGATTATATGTAATTAAGATCCGTATGGATATCCAAGAGCACCCGGAGCATCTGGATTAAGATCATAATAAGAAAATTTAAATGTAGCTGATGCTTTTATGATGATTGCATCGGCTGCATCTGATTGAAATACTAGTCCACTTAATCGGGTGGGAATTACGTGAGCAAATTTTACAGTAAGAACTGGATTTGGTGTATCACAATTTACTGTAGGGTGTAAAATTAAAGATGCACTATAATGCCAATTTTGGTAAGCTAAATCGTAATTATAAGCATCTTGTATGTTTGTTATATCACGCATCCAAGAATAAATGGTTTTCCAGTTATTTAAATTGTTATCTACCAAAAATTCTACAACAAGAGGTTCATATTGAACTGTCATTGTTGGTACTGGTATTGTTGTACCAAAAATTGTAGGCTGTGATTGATCAGGAACAGTTAATCCGGGAAGATTGGCTTTCTGGACCATCAATTCTAATTGATCTGTTCCGCGCTGAATTTTAAAACTAAAATAGTTAGCGTAAAGATTATTAGTATTATCTTGGCACGGATTTGTTGTCATGAATTAGCCCAATGGTGTATTTGAACCGTAATAGCATGGGCCATTATTACCTGGATAACTAATACAATTTCCTGTCATATCTTTATTATAAGATACTGCTAAATTTTCTGGCCAAAACATTTGCAGTAAAGTTTGAATTGCTGGATAAGTTATTGTTCCAGAACTATTGGTCCAACCTTGAGTATATTCTCTATAATATTGGTTATACAATCTAATTCTATTTGCTTCTGGTATATGATACCATCCAACAGCCAATTGAGTCCATTTTTGTAACCAAAGTTTTAATGTACTATAGTGAGGATGTGTATTTGGTAGACTATCAAGTAAATTTAAATTAATCCAATGTAACATACTTGTATTACCACCCAATGCTGTTTGTGTGTCACCAGTCACTACAGGGTTTAATGTAGTAGTTCCACCAATATGCCTATAGTTTGGGTCCCAATCATAATTAACTCCCGGTGCTTGTCCTTGAGCTAAAGAGAATGATTCTCGTTCTTCGATTAAGTATGTTTTAAAACTTTTTAAGAAAGGCATATAAAATATTTATAAAAAAAACCCTCCCGATTTCTCGGGAGGGCTCTTTATAACCTTTTAGTTATATTATTGGCACATACCATGTAGATTGAGGACTTGTGTCAATCTATAGTATTGGTTGATACCTTGAGTCAAGGCTTCACCATCGGGGACGGTGCCGTTGAGGACGTATGGGTTAGCAACTACGCCGTAACGGGTCTTGAATCCAATCTTTGGTTGGAAGGTATTTGGATCTACTGCACGAACCATTTGGAGCGGAACGTATGGGCAGTAGAAGAGACCAGCGTCATAAGGAGATTCACCCTTATATCCGACGCAGAAGAAGTTTGCGCCGAGTGGGGTGTATGGATCGATATAGACGCGAACCTTACCATTGAGCAATCCAGCAAAGGTGCTTTGAGTATCATCAACATTGAGTTGAGGAGAGATGCCGGGGCTCAAACTCATGAAACCAGACATTGCAAGGGCTGCTGCGGTATCGCTATCGCAGATTACAAAGTTACCCTTACCACGACGAGTTTCCTTGGCGATTGCGTTGCATTCACGTTCAATTTGGAAAGTGAGGCCACGGAATCTTTCAGCAGACCAACGACCGTCTGAGTCTGAATTAAGATCGTATTGACCTCTGTTGGTCAAATCGCCTTGTTGAGAACCGCTGCGTGAAACGTAATAGATGGTACGAACGATTTCGCGGTTGATTTCAGCAAGAATTTCTGTGCTGAGAAGATTTGCGAGTTCGGCTTCGGCATCCAATCCGTGAACAGCCTTGAGATCTTGAGCCAATTCGATGGTGTAGTTGCTGCTTAGAGCGCGAGTACGAGCTTGTACGGCAACACGGTCAATTGAGAAGGCCATTTGGTTAAAGGCGCTGTATGGGTTGCTAGTTCCGCTACCCAAACCTTCACCAGAGTTGGTCAACATACCACGGAAAGCACTGAATTGTGCTGCAGTAACATTGTTTCTGAGGTATATTGGGTTGTTACCACCGCTAAATCCGCAAGAACCGCAGAGACCAAAGAAACCGCAGATACCACGTTCTGAGGCACCGAGAGTGTAACCAGAGCCACCGTATGCTGGGAAGGCTTCTTGGAACATAGCTTCAGTGTAGAAAGTGGTATTGCCGTAGTTTTGGCCACCGTAGTTGGCGCGCATAGCAAAGATCAAGCCAGTTGGAGCAGTCATTGGCTGAACGCCGCAGATGTCATAGGCCATGAGATTTGGCATTGCACGACGGACGAGACTGATAAGAACTGGATCATAACCTGCGACTCCACCATTGTTGGTGAAGTTGGTTGGCATGCCCAAGTTATTAGAAGTCATGTCTTCGGTGAGGTGTTGAGAACGAATAGCTTGCTCTTCGTTTTCAAGAAGGACGGCAGTGACCTTCTTACGATAATCATCAGAGATGTTTGGTAGGGCACCATGCTCAAGCACGGGGCTCCACTTCTCTGTTAAAATGTCATATGGGGTATTGTCTTGAAAGTTCATTTGTGTAATATCTCCTAAGTAAAATTATTTATAATTTTTGTTTTTTATACTTTTTTGTTAAGTTTTCCGATTACGCTAGCATAGTTTTCTACAGTAGAATTTTCTAAAGGTCTAACTGCAGAGAAGGTCATTTCTTCATTGATTGGTTGGTATTTTTGAACTGGAACTGAACGTACAAAATTTGCTTGTGAGCTCATGTAATTATTTCTAATTGCATTTAATTTTGCTTGATATTCACCAGGATTTTCAAAGGATACATTTTCCATCAATGATTGAAGTTTTGCAATTTGAGTGTCTGCCAAATCTTTTGTCTCAGCAACAAAGATGGTGGCACATTCATTCAACATAAGTTCTTTCTTAATGTTGATGTTTTCATTAATTGTATTGTTCAAGGATTGTTCTAGATTTCTATTTTGTGCATACAACTCGTCAAGAGCATTGTATTTTTCATTTGGAACATCGATGTAATGATTTTCAAAAAGATTCTTCAAACCACCGATAAAGTTTTCAGCAATTTGAGTCTTAATTCCTTGTTCGACTGCAAGAGTATTATCTTGCATCCATTCTTCTACGACATAATCTAGATAGTCATCAACCTTTTCAACCAAAGTATTGGTGACGTTTTCTAGATAAGAAGCAACATTTTCATCAATCTTAGTTACAATGTTATTTACTTTTGAATCTGATTTTTCTTTTACAGCAGCTTCAAAGATAGCTTCAAGTTGAGAAATCAATTCACCAGAGACATTTTCACCAAGAAGAGAAATTAAAGCATTTCTGAATTGATAAGAATTGTTTTCTTCAACTTCAGTTGGCTCACTGGATTCATTGGCATTATCAGCTTCTTCTTCTTCATAATATTCATCCTCGGGTTCTTGAGAAGTTTGAGAAGGACCAGGTGTGCGCATGTTTGGTGCAAATGCGCCAGACATAGCTGCTACTGGAGTTGGGACTTGGGCTTTAGCCAAATTATTGGCCTTAACCACTGGTTGTGGGGTGAAGGTACCTTTACCATCTGGGGTACGGGCGTCACCGTTTACGGGAGTGTATTGTTGGTTTAAATTATTCATTAGTATATCCTTGAAACTTAAATTATTTATAATTTTTAATAAATTCCTTTTCGCTTGCCTCGTTCCAGATAGCCACCAGCGCCTACAGCAGCGTTGGCAGTTTGGCTACCAATACCAGACATATGTGATAGTGCAGACTGTGCACCAAATGCATTTGTAACCCAATCAAGAGGATCTATACCCATTGCAGCCAATGATCCTACTTTATCAGAAACTTTATCACCTAAAATTCCAAATCTGCTTCCCTTAGATGGTTTTGAGGGTGGTATTCCATGTACACTTTGGCTTATAGCACCACCAATAATGGAGGGAATATCCTCAATTTGTCCAGAAGGACTTCCAAGATATTGTTGTGCTAAAATAGTTTTTACACCCCGTTTTACAGCAAATTTAACTGCTGGATCCGTTCCAATAAGAGAGGCGGCATTTTGTGCTGCAGCTCCTGCAGAGGGCTTAACTGCACCAACTACACCACCGACAACATTACCTAATACATTTGTTTTATTTAAATAATGGTCAATATAAGAATCTGCCATTTTACTAATTGAACCCCAGGTCGCTTGAGTTGGAATAGAAATATCTGGCATCTGAGTTCCAGGAGCAACAGGAGTTCCTGCCCAAGGAGTATTCATGGCACCTGTTGAACCAGTTACACCCATACTGCCACCACCACCTCCACCACCACCGCTAGGGCTTTTGGTGACACGAGTTGTGGTTCTTTTTCTTCTTGTGGCCTCTAGTAAAATATTTTGGGTGTATGGCTCAAATAATGGCATTATAAATTCCTAAAATATTGTTCAAATATTTTTACAATGTTTTTATCAAGATTTTTGGAAGAAGAATTTTTAATAATTTTTCTGCTTCTCATTAGATCTCTTTCAGACCACATACCATTGTCAAATACCCATTCTTTGCCTTCCATGATTCCATTAACGAAAGCATTTGGGGCTGATGGATCAGCAACAATGTCGATAGCGGCTAACATAAAATCTTCTTGGACTTCTTGATATCCGCCTTTTGATTTTAGGGAACCCATACCACGTGTAGAAACTCCGAGTTGAGCTCCTTCATCAATAAGATTTTTTACAATCTTACCCATTGGGGTATCAAGAACTTTGGCTTTACCATAAACATTTTTACCATCTTGGTAAAGTTCTTTTACGATATGTGAAACCCTATCAAGATTAACAGTTGGGCCAGTTGGGTGGTTTAATTCACCAAGAGCGCGGCCTTTTTGAACGTATTCGTTGATATATCTTTTGCACTCTTTTAAAAGAGTGTTGGTGGGGTATATCCGACCGTTTCTGTTCTTAACATCAGACTGCATGAAAACACCTTCAATGAAGTAATGTTTATCTCCATTGCCTACATTCTCTTTGATGTATTTGATGTCTTCTGTTAATTCTGTTATAAGTTTCATTTATTATCTTTCTTATCTTTATGATTGTGGAGCATCAGGACCTGTTGTTGGATACTTACCTCTCCACCTTTGATATGCAGTATACCATTCTGCATATTTCTTTTTATATTCTTGTATTGCTTTTATTCTTGCCTCCCAAGCACTCAGAGCTTCCAAATATAATTCATTGCCTTCAGGGCCTTTTGGAAAATTTTTACGTTCTGGCTTTGGTCCAGGACCATCTGGATATGGATTTCTTGGAGGTGGTCCTGGATCAGGCCAACCTTTTTCTTTTGAAGGTTTATCATCACCTTTTGCAGGAGGAGGTGCAGACATTTCCGGTTCAACAATATACTCCGGATATCCTACCCTTTCATTTATATTCTTGAATAAGTTTTTAGAAACTTCAACATATTGTTGTTTCAATCTATTTGAAACTTTTGAATACAAAATTTCAGAAGTATGTTCTTTAAACTTAACAGCATTTTCTTCTAAAACATTTTTAATTAAATTTGAAACTTTATTTTCCATGGTTATTATTATTTATTATTGTTAAAGACTGTGATTATTTATTTTTATAATTTTTATAAAAATTAATATTTGATTTAAGTTGATGTGGAGTGCTTAAAATATCTTCAAGCATAATTTGTCTATTTTTAGAAGACAAACTATCAAACAAATTTACTAAATCTTTAAATTCTCCTTCAGTTAAAGATAAGTAAGATTGGTTTTTTAATTTAATTTTATTATTGAGTTTTGAATCATATTTTTCAACAAACTCAATAAAATATTTTAATTCGTCTGATTCCTCAGTAATGGATTCATTGACAAAAAACTTTTCATTTAAATTTTCTTTTACTTCATTTATTGCTTCATTAATTTTAAATGATAAACAATCAGAAAGAGACTTTTTAAAAGCTTGATCTTCATCCTCTAAAAGGTTTTGAATTCCATTTTTTAAAATTTTAGTAGATAAATCCATCATTGTTCTTGTCCTGTTTGTGCTTGCATTTGCTGCAACATAGCCTGTTGCATCTGTTGTTGACGCATTTTTTCTATGTCTATTTTCATTTGTTGATCTATTACTTGCATCTCTTCATCAGTTTGCTTCAATATTTTTCTACGAATAAATTCTGACGAGAAATACTTTCCAACGTATGGCTCAACTATAGAAAGCATCTTGATGCGTTCCGCAAGAATTTCAGCTTCTTTTAGATCCCAGAAATAATTGTCAGTATTATAAACAAATTTAATTTCTTGCTTTAATGCAGCCCAATCGTCTTCTGTGACTATTCCACGTAGCAACAATTGTACGCGCAACATATCATAAAATAGTTTTGAGAAATGCGCTCTGAGTCTATCAATAAATTTATAAAACTTTACTTCTTCTCTGGTAATTTCAACAGACCTACCCATGTTAAATCCAGTTTGATCAGCAACCAAACGGCTAAGGGGGACATTCAAAGAATTATAAAGCTTCTTTTTAAAGTAATCAACGTCTTCAATTTGTGACATTGCATTACCACCGGGAAGAGTTATAATTTGTGTTCCTTGTGAACCTTCACGCCGTGGCAACCAATAATCTTCCAAAACTGAGACATGGTTTTTTTCGTCTCTAATTTCACCAGTACTTTGGTTATAAATTACCCGATTTCTAAATCGGCTCATCATATCACGCATATATTGTTCTGCTTTTTGTTTTGGTAATTGACCAACGTCAACATAGAACACTCTGCGTTCTGGGGCACGAGCTACGCGGTAAACTAGAAGAGCATCTTCTAGTTGTCTAAGCATGTTTAATGGTCTTATGGCTTTATGCAGATAACCAAGAACTCTCTTGGTATTCATGTCAATTAAACCAGATTGAACATAAACAATACTATCTGTGGAAAGATGAAGACCACCGGGGCCAGTTAACAGATAAGAATCTTTATCAGAATCTGTATAAAGATAATATTCTTCAATTTCTGTTATCATGCTTATGGGTTGTTGAAAACCCTTTTGTGGTTCTTTTTTTACTTTACGAATCTTTTTAATCTTTAAAGGATCAATTGGAATAATCTCTTGTATTCCCTCTTGTGGATTATCTTTATCAATTATAACATTATAAAAAAGTTTTGAATCAATATACCATCTTCTAAAAATTTCATATCCACGGTTTTGAAAATCTAATAGATGAGTAAGTCTATCAAATTCTTTGTATATTTTAGTTTTGATTCCATCGGAAATGGGAACATCACGCAAATCAATCTTAACAGGCTTTCCGTCAGTTCCTTTTACTACGGCTGCATTAACAATTTCTTCTATGGCATTATCTACTTCAGGATAAACGGCCATATTTCTATATTGAATAATGTTACTTGATTCGTCTCTTAGCGCACCAGTATAATCAATAGCACTACTAAAAAACCCACCAGCCTCAACAGTTACAGTACCATCGTAAGTCTCGGGTACTGAAAATTTTTGCAAAATATCTTCTTGAGTTTTTTCTGCAGTCTTTTTCTTTCCAAATTCAAATCCAAATAGTTCAATTTCCATATGATTATTTATCACCTTTTATTAAGTGCCAGTTATCTTATTAGTTCCTGCATATAGTTCTATATAATCGTAAATAAAAACAACAGTAAATTGATTTATTGTGTTTGGGTTGGCCATATTAAGAGGCATATCCATGATACTTCTCGGCCAAACTCCATACATCTTAAATTGTTTTAATGAAGGATCTGCCTCACCATTTAAGTTTAGTTGCTGAACAGTCCAGCCATCTTGTTTATAATTTATGGGAAAATCAGAAATATTAGTAGTATGTGCGTTTATTTGATTTTGCCAATTATGAAATTTTTTCCAGCTATTATATAATTCTGGTGTATCATCTATAATCGCAACACTCCAAGCAGAATATTGTTTTTCTCCTGGATAATAACCTTTTCTACCAAAATAATTGTATTCTAAAGTTAAAGTTGACAATGATGGAATTTGTGTGGCTCTTATATGAAATGATGATACAGATCCACCACTTTGTTCATCTCCTGGAAAATTTCCAGTTACAACAAATCTATTTTGTCTTGCTCCCCCCGAAAATGCATTTTTAAAATCAGAAATGTGTATTGTCATGTTCAGATACCTATATCTATTGAATACCAATCAAATGTCAATACGACATTAAATATTGTTTGATCTGCTTTTGCCATATCAAAATCCATGCTACTGATCTGGCTTGGCCAACAATTTTTTAAAGTTATTTGTCTTAATGGAGTAGTTCCGCTTGGTTGTCCATTTAAAGGAAGTTGTTTTACAGTCCAATCTCTTTGTAAAGTACTATAATCAAAATCACTATTTGCAACTTGATGTGTTAAATGGCCGTCTAATAATTCTTTCCAAGTATTAAAAGCTTTCCATAGATTATTAGTATTATTGTCATCATATATTGAAACTGCCCAGTTGCCATATGATCTGTCTCCAGCAAAATTTAAAAGTCTACCTCTATATGGAACTTGAATTGTTCCGACTTCTGCTTTAGGCATACTTGTAGCAAAAATTTTAAATTTTGTTTCATTAGCCCCAACTGATACAGGCCCAACACCAAAATCATCAACAGTTGGAAAAATTCCGGTCACTTCAAACCTATTGGCTCTAGTACCACCGCCAAATGCATTTTTAAAATTGGATATTGAATTGTTAGATGACATTTATTAGGTATTAGATACTGATGCAGTCACTGTATAAGTGGTTGTCGAAAGAATTGGTTTTACTGTTACATCTGCACTCAATGTAGCAGAATTATCAGTATTATTTGTGGTATCACATATAATTTGAGTAAATGTAGGATCAATGTATTGCGAAATACTTAGAATAAATGATCCTATTTCTGTGCTTACCGATGATCTGGTTGTAGAGTTGTTTATAGCAAAAATATATTTGAGCAAAATGTCATTTACATTATTTTGAATATAATTTTGTAGATATGCAGGACCAACTCTTTCAGATGAAGTATAGGTGGCACCTGCACCTGCAGTAGCACCAACCAAATCAGATCCTAAGAAATAATTGGTAAAAGTATTAGTATCAATTTTTGTATAAAAATTAACTCTGTTTTTCTTGTAAATATTTTTGGTAGCTTCATCACTCCAATCAACAATGTTATTAATTTTTGTGTTTAGTGGTGTAGAAAAATTAGATCCAGCTACAGTTAATGGCAAACTATTTGTATTCTTAGATCTGGTAAATGCACCAGCAACATCTGATACCGATGAAATTGTGTATTCAAGAGTTGTATTAGAAATTAAACTATCTGTTGCAAACGGAGCTTTAAAACTTTGTGCCCCTACATTAAAGATTCTATCGGATGCGGTAGCACCTTGGCTAAATGGAACAAATGCAGGCCCCATTAACGAATCATAGTTAATTGCTGTAAATCCCGCACCATCACTGCTTGATGCAAATACTCCAAAGATATAATCATTATCTCTTACAAATGGAACAGTAGCAGTATTGCCTGTTTGTCCCATTAAAATATCTAACTTGTAGGAGTTGGCATTTAAATAATTTTTAAGTCCAGTGGTTGTACCAGCAATAACAAGGCTACCACCGTAAGAAAGATAATTTAAAGCATGTAAAAAGTCATATCCATTGGTTCTTGGAGTAACTTTTGTTCCAGCATATGAAAAGAAACCTTGTGTACCGCCTTCGGTTGTCCTTGAGACTAAGCAATAAGTTATACCACTTAAAAGATTTAAATCGTTTATAAAGCTATTATAGTCTGAATATTCAATATATGTTTCGCTAGTGGTACCACGAACTGGGTTTGCCAATTGGGTTCTGCTATACATCAACCAGCCATAAAGGCCACCAGGATCGTTTGAGGCGGCACCGCTGGCACCAGTAAATGTTGGGATCGCATAAGTTGCTCCTGCGATCATACCTGCATATAAAGGATTTGTAGTACTTTCGGTGCTAAAGATTGAAGGGGAAATAAAAGAATTTAATGTTGGCATTCGTTTACCTTGTAATAAAAATATTTAGAATTTTATGCAGGATACCATACAACCTCTCCATCGGAGTATTTATCTTCGTCGTCAAGTGGGTTTAACATAAACAAAGTATTATCTTCTTCTGCATTTTTTGCTTCTTCAAAATTTAATTTTCCTGATTCAATTAAATCTGGAAAATATTCTTGTCTACAAAGCCAAGCAAAGAACACCAAAGTCATTACTAGATCATCATTGTGCCCGTCATCAGCTTTAAAAGTATTAGATTTGGACACAAAAGTCATTAATTCTTGTATGACCCTATCGTCATTTATTAAAATTTTATCTTCTTCGATTAACCTTTTTAAAATAGAACAACCTAGTTTTTTTGTTTGGGCAGTGGTTCTAAGTCCAAATTCACTACGGTTGCTTGCAAATCCTTGAGATAAAATTTGCCCCTTTCTTCCTTTAATGATGGTCATTAAAAGATTTTCATATTCAAGATCATTATATAAAATATTTGCTACTTGACCACCAATGTCATTAGTTTCAACCAATACATAAGCACCATTATATTTTTCGGCAATATTTTTTATAATTGTTGGGAAATGAAATGGACTAACTGTATTGTTTCTATATGTAGCCACAACTTCATATGGTGTTTTGCTACCATTTATTACTGTTATTGCTGAATAATCGGACCCTTGGCCACGAGAAACGTCAGCCATTAAAAAATACACATCATCTTTATTTGGTTCTCTAAATGTTCTTATGCCTTCTTTATCTTCAGACAAAAATTCTTCTGGAGCCAATACATTTAATTTTGTTGAAGAAATTAAAGTATTAGATGAACCAAGAAAGCTACAACCATATTCTTGTTGAAATTGTTCTTCGCTTGTATTTGCTATCTGTTCAGCTGCCCATACGTCATCTCTGCGTGGGCCACCGGGAGTTATAGGGACATCTCTCCAAGATACCTCAATAGGCACAAATTTATTTTTTAATTTATGCCCTTCTGCTCTATTTGCATCAATCCAAAGTTTATGAAAATGATTCATTCCATTTGGAGTGGATACAATAATAAGTTTTGTGGTCAAACCCGCTGAAATTGTTGGGTATGTTGATGAATAAAATTCTTCTGCTATATGGGAAGGCAAGAAGGCGTATTCGTCCAAAAGTAGAAGGTTATAGGAGCCACCACGAATGGCCGAGGACGATGTTGCGTCGCAGACCACTCTAGACCCATTTTCCAGTTTAAAGCTTGTCTTGTTCCATTCTACCACGCCCTGTTGAAGAAAATGTGGTAAGTTCTCATATGCTAATTGAAGTTTAGCAAATAATTCATCTTTTGCAGTTTTTAACTTGTTAGCCAGAATTGCACAGCTTACTGACTGATTAAAGGTCACATAATGTGTAATGTAACCAATAACTGATGTAGATTTACCTGATTGGCGAGGCCATTTTGAAATAGTAAATCTATTTTCATGAATTGTCTTTACAAATCGTTGCTGATAATCGTATAGTTCAAAGGGCATAACTCCTCTGTCTAGAGTTTTAACTTTTACATATTTACTACAAAAATAAACCGGATCTTTTGAACATTTTACGTATTCTTTTAATTCTTCTTCAGTATAATTTAACTGAATACCGGGATGCTTTAGTTTTGGATTATTTCTATAACCTTGGTTATTGCTTTGAGCCATCTTTTACAACCTCAGCTTCAATCACTTCTTTTTCAGTGCTTCTTTCTTTATTTAACAGATTTTGAAGATCTTTGGTTGATCCAACAAAAACTGCATTGTTGGTTTGTTTAATTGACGTTTTTATATCTGCTGTTGTTGCTTTTGCTTTTTTATGAACATCCAAAACATTATTATTCAAATCTGCCATTGTTTTTAAGAGTATTGCAACTACCTCAAAAGCTCTTGGGGAATCTGATTCTGTTGCAACTTTAAGGGCACTTTCTAAAGCAACATTTCCATTTTGTATTAAATCTTTTAAATTTAATTGAACAGATTCATAATCTTTTTGAAAATTTCCTAAATCAAATGTCCCCCCCGCAACATCTTTAGAAACTTTAGATTCTTTTTCATCCGGCAAATTAAAAAAGTTTGTTAAATTTTTATTAAGCATTATTAAAATCAAAATCCAAATCAGTAGAAGTAATTGTACTAACTGATGGCGTAACCTTTCCATATATGTAACTCTTAGCTATAAAAGATATAGAAGAAATATTTACTCTTCTAGAACCAAAATCTCCATCAAATCTCTCAGATATATTACTGCTGGTCATTATTATTGGTATTCTTACATTTGTCTGAGCATCATTTAAATCCAATTCAACGATATGATCTGGATTGAAATATGGAATTATTTGTTCTATAATCTGCAAGGTATCATCAATATGTCGTGTATAAACATATAAACTAAAACCAACATTTACAGGAACTTGTTCATTAATAACATTTCCTGTAGAGGAACATTGACCTCCTGATTGGTTTGAAGAAAATAAAGGCATAAATTTTGATCTTCTTCGTGTAGAATCAGGAACCACAGTTGTCATTATATAACTTAATCTTGGAAGTTGATTTTCAATTCTAGTGGTGTCAGTAATAGATGATGGTTCCAACAACCTTCTAATAAATTTTTCTTGGGGTGCATAAGTTATTGGAACTCGTATTTCCAAAGGATCATTTGGATTATCTGGGTTTTGGTGACTAACATTAATATTATTAAATAATGTTCCAAATCCGACTACAAGTTTTCTTAAGCTTTTGTTATAAAATTGATCAAACATAGTTTATTACTCGCAATCAATAAATGGATTATTCGGATCAAATGTGTACCCCGCAGCTTCAGTTTGAAGAACATCATTTACGCCAGCAGTAGTCCCAAGTCCGTTATTCAATGGAATTATTGTACTTCCAGAGAATCCTCTAGTATTATTTACAAGCTGATCAACGGCATTTATAGAAGTAGAAAGTTTTTCGTAACTGTAAGTAAAGAGTTCAGCTGTTATAAAATATGAATACAATCTTCCCAGTGGATAAAATGGATTTTCATGTTCTACAAAGTTTATTTCAAACAATGACTTTGATGGTGGAAAATAAATCAAATCTCCTTCACGAGGTCTCGTTAGTGCTGAATTTTTATTTGTAACTTCTTGTTTAAATCTTTTTCTAGCAAAAACTAAATTTACTTTATCTTTGATTTCCAAACCAAACTGAGTGATAACATCGTTTCCTTCAAACCCTTTAAATGATTGTAAATACATTTCTAAAACATATGCATTGTCAAAGTAGGAACCAGGATCTTCTCCAAATATTTTATCTATTGAAAGATAGTCTCTAGGAATATAATAGCAGTCAACTCCAGTAGCTTGAATAATTTCAATTGTTATTCCTTCTACTAAATCTTGTTCTGGCTCATAATTTTGAAAATACGGATTTTTCAAATGTTATCCTATCATTGGATCTGGTGGCAATTCTTGTGTTTTTGTTAGCGTTATTTCGATTTGATTTAGTTCATTCAATGCTTCAGCCATTATGGCTGCAGAATTTAATTGGGCGCCACCAGGCAATGGCACCCCAGCAAACTTCATTAAATTTTGTGCCCATTGTTTCTTTAATAATGCTGTGTAATACTTTTTAAATACTCTATCTTGCCAAACTTTTTGATATTGATTTGGATCAATTTGAACATAGGATTCAACCAAAAGATATGATCCAGGAACCAATCGAGTCCAATCTAGATCTAATGTAAGACGATCAGTTGTTCTGGTGTATGTATAGGCAGGTGGATAATTAAATACATCATTAACCATTTTTAAATAACTCATGGATTCCATATAGGATGCCATTGGTCCACTATTCAAAGCTCCTTGATTGAAATACAAACCAAAGAAATCAAATAAAGTTAATTGATATCTCAAATCAAACATATAAGACCCAGAAACATCTGATGGTGTATAAACTTTTGTAATAGTTCTAATGTCAGTTGCTTGTGGCCAATCACCAGTAATACCAGTAGATGGGTCATATCTTGGTTGGGCACCAACAGCACTACCAAATGTAGTGGTATCAAAATATCTTCTGTTAATATCATCAGAAGTCATAGTGTATAAAAACAAAGCCCTTTGATTAAAATCAAAGTGTCTTTCAAACATATACTCTAATGCTTCATCTAAACGATCCTGTGCTTGTTGTGGATCTATATTTACCTGTATTACAGGAGCACCCAAGTTTCTAAAACAATAGTCGATAAATTGTTGTCTAGTTGTTGCCGCCATAAAATTATTTATGAATTTTCAATAATTTTATTTATAGCATCAAACATATCTTGTTTTTGTTTATTTACAGATACTGTAAGATTTACTCTTTGAACAATCTCAGGTGGCAAATTTTCAATTTGTTTTTTTCTATGCAAATCTTGTTCTGGAGAGTTTGGATCATAGTTTGAAAACCCTGGCATTTTTAAAGGGCAGTTTAAATATGGATAATCTAGCTTAGAATATGTTCCATGTTCTCTTAAAAGCCATGTGTGGCTATGGTCACCACAACCACATCCACCACAGTAATAAAAATTTGATTTGTCGCTTTTTTTAAGATTAGAGCATGGTTTTGGATTACCTATTCCAAAACAAGAAACATATCTCAGTTTCTTTACATCATCATTTATTTTATTATTATCTTTTCCACGTGATG